ACCGTTACCCATGCCCTTACCAGTTCCTCAAAGCAATGAGAGCAGCGACCAATTCCTCGGTCGTTGTATGTCCGATTCCAAGACCAGAGCAGAGTTCCCCGATGCCCAGCAACGCCTTGCAGTATGCGGCAACCTCTACGCTAATCACAAGCGGCAGGCCTTTGAATCCTATGCCGACTATGGCGAAGGGGTCAGGAACAACGCCAAGCGGGGGATTGAACTCAACGAGCGGAACGGAAACAAGTGTGCTACCCAAACAGGCAAGGTCAGGGCGCAGCAGCTTGCAGATGGCGAGGCAATATCCTTGCAAACCATCAAACGTATGCATTCCTACCTCAGCCGTGCGGAAACATACTACGACAACGCAAATTCCAATTCCGACTGCGGGTACATCTCATACCTCCTTTGGGGTGGGAAGGCAGCCCTCGGCTGGAGCAGAAACAAACTCCGAGAACTTGGCGAACTCGACTAAGGCTCCAAGCAACGAGGCGCAAGTCCAAGCGCGGATGGATTCGCTGATGATGGTGATAACCACCCTCTGCGACTGCATTGGAGCGGTGGACGATTCGAACTCGCCCAACGCTTTTGCGGTCAAGATGAAAATTGTGGACAAGATTGACGCACTGATTGATAAAATTGAGTACTGATGCAGACCCTACCGATAGGCAAAATAAAATCCAACCCGAACAACCCCCGCACCATCAAGGATGACAAGTTCTTTAAGTTGGTGCAATCGCTCAAAGACCTGCCCGAAATGGCCAAGGTTCGGCCAGTGGTCGTCAATCAGGACATGGTCGTACTTGGAGGCAATATGCGGCTCAAGGCTATGAAGGAAGCAGGGTGGAAGGAAGTTCCTGTTGAGGTCGTGGATTGGGATGAGGACAAGCAGCGGCAGTTCATCATCAAGGACAATGTGGGCTTTGGGGAATGGGATTGGGAGATGCTGGCGAACCAATGGGATGCCGAGCAGTTGGAGGATTGGGGGCTTGACATTCCTGCGTTTGATGACCCGAAGGAACTGCAAGCGGAGGAGGACGACTACGAGATGTCCGATGAAATCAAGACCGACATCGTGCTGGGCGATTTGTTTGAGATTGGGCCGCACCGTTTGCTTTGTGGGGATAGCACGCAGACCGACACCTTTGCCAAGTTGTTTGAGAATCAAATGGCAGACCTTGTTGTGACTGACCCGCCGTACAATGTGGCTTATGAAGGTAAAACGAAAGATGCACTTACAATACAAAACGACTCAATGGGCGATGGGGAGTTTTATCAATTCTTGTATGATTTTTACACCGCACTTGGTTCATACACAAAAGCAGGTGGAGCGTGGTATGTGTGGCACGCAGATAGCGAAGGGGCCAACTTTCGCCTTGCCATGAAGAACGCAGGCATTATGGTAAAGCAATGCTTGATTTGGGTTAAAAACTCAATGGTTATGGGTAGACAGGATTATCAATGGAAACACGAACCATGCTTATATGGTTGGAAAGAGGGTGCATCACATGGATGGTATAGCGACAGAAAACAAACCACCGTGCTTGATTTTGATAGACCTACAAGGAATGCCGAACACCCAACAATGAAGCCTGTACCTTTGATTTCTTATCAAATAGGCAACAGTTCAAAGCAGGGGGATATTGTGGCAGACGGATTTGGTGGAAGCGGAACAACCATGGTGGCTTGCCATCAAATGAATCGCAAGGCTTACTTGGTTGAATACGACCCGAAATACTGCCAAGTCATCGTTGACCGTATGCTAAAACTTGACCCAAGCCTTGAAGTCAAGAGAAACGGCGAGCCGTACAAAACAGCAGAATAACAGCACATGGCCGCCGAGGACATTATAGCCCACCAATTCCCCAAGGGAACCAGCGGCAACCCCAACGGTCGCCCTCGCAAGTTCGTCAGCCTGCTGGCATCGCAGGGCTATACCCGCTCGGAAATCAACGACACCCTCCAAGCCATGATGTCCATGACGCTGGAGGAACTTGCCGAGGTTTACAAAGACCCCAAGGCCACCATCCTTGAGAAAACCGTGGCAGGGGCGATGAAGAAGTCGCTGGAGAAGGGAACACTTTACTCGCTGGAAACCTTGCTCTCAAGGGTGTACGGTCAGCCCAAGCAGGAGATTGAAGCGTCCGTTGTTGTCGAACAACCCCTATTCGGTGAGTGATTCCATCGTTGAATCGGTAGTGCGGCAGTTCCACGACAGGGCTGCCAAGGGTGAGGCCAAGTACGGTACGACCATGGACAGGAACGACCTGACCCCGATGCAGTGGATACAGCACTTGCAGGAGGAACTCATGGATGCGGTGGTTTATTTGGAGAAAGTGAAGCAGACGGGTGGAGTTTAGGTACACCACAGCCATTAAGAAGATTCGGGCCATGAAGGCTCGGAAAAAGGTCATCCAAGGCGGCACGTCTGCATCCAAGACCTTCGGCATCCTTGCGGTGCTAATTGACCACGCCGCCAAGCATCCAAAATCGGAAATATCGGTCGTGTCCGAATCCGTGCCTCACCTACGCAGGGGAGCGATTAAGGACTTCGCCAAGATTATGCAATGGACACACAGGTGGGTTCCCGACCGCTGGAACAAGACGCTCCTGCAATACAACTTCGCCAACGGTTCCACGATTGAGTTCTTTTCGGCTGATTCCGAGGCAAGGCTTCGTGGAGCAAGGCGGCAAATCCTCTACATCAACGAAGCGAACAACATCGACTTCGATTCGTACTATCAGCTCGCCATCCGTACCAGCCAAGAGATATTCATCGACTTCAACCCCACGCATGAGTTCTGGGCGCACACGGAAGTCCTGCCCGAAACCGATGCGGAGTTCCTGATTCTTACCTACCAAGACAACGAGGCCCTGCCTGATACGATTCGAAACGATATTGAACTAAACCGAGCCAAAGCGGAAACCTCCGCCTATTGGGCGAATTGGTGGAAGGTGTACGGCATGGGTCAGGTTGGAACGCTTCAGGGTGCGATATACGGCGACTTCTCGGTGGTGGATAGCATAGACCCAAGCACGATGAAATTCGTTGCCCTTGGGCTTGACTGGGGCTTTAGCAACGACCCTACGGCATTGGTCGCTATCTACCGACAAGGGGACTGCATCTTGGTGCAAGAGCTGCTCTACGCAACAGGCCTCACAAACCAAGACATCGCAGACAAACTGCGGTCCTTGGGGATTACGAGGGCTTGGGAAATCGTGGCGGATTCAGCGGAACCGAAGAGCATCGAAGAAATCTATCGACTTGGCTTTAACATCAAGCCAGCCGAGAAGGGTCCCGATTCGGTCAGGAACGGCATTGACATCCTCAAGCGGTTCAAGTTGCAGGTCACCAAGGATAGCACAAACCTCATCAAGGAACTGCGGTCCTACACTTGGGCCACCGACAAGGAGGGCAAGAATACAGGAGTGCCGATTGACTCCTTCAACCACGCCTGCGATGCGATGCGGTATGTGGCTCTCAACAAATTGAGAGTAAGCAATTCGGGAAAGTATGTTGTGGTTTAACTTTACCCCCATGAACCTCGAATCCATCATTGATACGCTTTTGATTTTTGGCAGATTCGTCCTGCTATTGGTCTTGATTTTTGCAATCGCTTCCCCATGAAACTCATCCACTACTATCACATCTACTGCGGAGGGGGAGGCCAATGGCAGCTCATCCTCAATCAACATATGATGGCCCTGTGCAACTACGGCCTCATCGAGCAGTTGGACGAGATTCGTGTCGGCATCGTTGGGCCGCCTGAACAGCGTAAGGCGGTGAAGGAAATCTTGGAGGGGTCGCTCATCGCCCACAAGGTCAAGGTTGTCGTTACTCGGACAAACGCCTACGAGCAGGCGACCCTCACCGAGATGTACCGGGCAAGCCAAGACGAGGATGCCGCTTACCTGTACGCCCACACCAAGGGCAGTTCCGACCCATCCCTCATCAACCAACTTTGGTGCAGGTCTATGATTTTCTTCAACGTGGTAGCTTGGGAGCGGTGTCTTACCGAACTGCAGAACGTAGATGCCGTGGGAGCCTATTGGCTGACCAAGGAGGAGTTCCCCCAAATTGCAGACCACAACAACCCCGATGGCTATCCCTACTTTGCTGGCACGTTTTGGTGGGCCAAGTCGAGCCACATCCGCAAACTCGGTGAGCCGATTCGTGAACACCGCTGGCAGGCCGAGCATTGGATAGGCAAGGCCGAGGGGATGACTGTGTACAATTCATGCAAGGGGTGGCCTGCACCCGATAAGTTTATCATTACGTTTTAGTCATGTACCATTTACTTCCAACCGACCGACCCATAAAGGGCATTGAAATTGGCTTATGTCAAGGCCACAATTCCGTGCGAATGCTTAACCGACTGCCAAACCTACACCTGACCGCCATTGACCCGTTTGAGGGTTATGAGGATTGGGGTGGATATGTGAGTTCCGAAATCCTGCAAGGCAGAGAGGTCACGGCATTGCGAGCGTTGGAATCGTTTTCCGAAAGGTTTACTTTCATTAAGCGATATTCCGATGCAGCCCTTGAACTGCTACCTGATGAAGCCTTTGACTTTGTGTACGTTGATGGCGACCATTCCTACAAGTGGGCCTTGCACGATATGACCAACTACTGGAACAAGGTCAAGTCGGGCGGTGTTCTTTGCGGCCATGACCGTTCCCTTTCGGGCGTTGCCCAAGCCCTTGCCGAGTTCGGAAAAGGCTTTACCCCAAGCGAAGAACCACAAGGCGATTCTTGGTACATTGTTAAACCATGAAAATCCCCGTCATCATCAACAACCGCAACCTGCTGACTTGGCCCAAGGCGATGGTCAGGGATTTGAGCAAGTGGGAGGGGATTGGTGACATCTATATCGTGGACAACGGCTCGACCTACGAGCCGCTCTTGGACTGGTACGCAACAAAGCCCTGCGAGGTTATTTCCTTGGGCGAGAATGCAGGTCATCAAGCGCCATGGCTTTGCGGATTGGTGGAGCGTCTTGGCTCGCAAATGTATGCGGTGACCGACCCCGACCTTGACCTCTCCAAGACCAGCAGGCAGACCATCGTCAAGTGCGTGGAGTGGTTGCAGATGTTCCCTACTGTGGGCAAGGTTGGTCTATCCCTACGCTGGGATGACGTGCCACCACGGTCATCGTATTACACCCACGTCAACACCTACGAGGCTAATCGTCAGCAAGGGTCAAGGATAGTCAATGCGGCCAAGATTGACGTGGCTATCGACACCAC